CTTTAGTGCACGCCTTGTGCGTGCCCCGTTGCAGCCGTTGGGCAAAGGGACCCCGCATATCTCAGTGGGCGGGGAAACAACTGGTAAAGAGCTTGCCACACGCACGGCCATTGCGTGATCCCGGCTCACCCTCCACGACCAGTTGGCCGGCTCTGCCGGTGGGGCCACGTGCCTGTTAGTGATGAGGGTTTATGGCTGAGGCCGATTCATTTCATTCGTCGGGGATGGATCCACAGAGGTCCATTGCCAATGTCCGCCCTGCGCTTGGGGAACCCAGAGAAGGACTCTGGACCTATCCACGGGGCTTGATTGAGGCAACGCCGAGTGCGCTTCCCCGGAACCCTGTCAGTGAACCGACAGCAATTTTGTCCGTGACACCGGTAGGCCGGACTGAAAGTGCGGCACGTACTAGGTACGTGCCGGTAAGACCCTGTAAGAGTCGGATCGTGCTGCCAACCAACACGGAAATGGTTGAGTTGTACGCCGACCAGAAGGCCAGGGCCACAGTTTACACCTGGGGGCACCGTCCGCGGAAGATTAGTTCCCGTGGGCATCATGAAACTTGCCGCTGCCGGACATGCCGGGAGCGGACGGCCGCTGATGAGCGGCCTGTGGTGTCACCCGAGGATCAGTTGGCTGTTGGAATCCTTCTGCTCGAGCTTGATGAGCAGCACGCGAGGGAGGCTTTGGTTTTGCAGCAGGCCCGAGAGGGGATAATCATGGACGGCCTGCGCATTTTCGGAGCGGTGAGGGTTGCTGACCGAGAGGCCAATGAGGTGCGGGTCATGCGCAAGAAGCGCAGGGAACGCCCGACACCGGAGCCCGCTGATCTTTGTGGCGCTTTCTTTGCAGGAATTGAGCCGGAACCTGAGGGTTACGAGATTGTGGACGTGGAGTTTAAACCCACGCCTGTGATCGGAGCCTATGTTGGGCCCAACCCAATCTTTGTTCTGGATCATTTTCAGGTAGTCCAGCTTTTGAACGACCCTGGGGCTCAGTACCGGTGGGTCGATCCGAGCGGATTGTCTGACAACTTGCGGAGGGGGTGTGCATCCGCCTTGCCGCCATGTGCGGTTCCGTTTCCCCACAGCTTTGGGGCTGCTCGCCGTTGGTACATCCGGCGGTTTGTGGGCCCTATTTGGTGGGAGACTGGTGTGGCGGATAAACACGTGCGCCCTGGAGACGTTTTGATCTCCAAGATCTCCAGCGCCTCATCCACTGATCCCCGCTATTTTGACAATGGGGACTGGGACCTTGCTCGGGTCCAGAATGTGCAGTGTGGGCGGCGGAAGCACCGCCTTACGGAAATGATCGTGCATAGCGCCGGGGATCACCAGTGGCAGATCCGCAGGATAACAAGCTCCTGCGAGACGGTTGCCTTCTCCTGGAGTTGGGACCCCTTGACCAAGGGGGTCCTGCGGAAGGAGTTGGATGATCCCCGTCCCGTCTTTATTCCCCTCGGCAAGGCGTGGGAGACGGCCGTCATGGCTTTGGCGGCGCCGACGGTTGAGGGGACATTGAGACTGCGTTACGATGCGGTCATTCGAGCTGCACCGGAGCAGCATGTTGCTGCTCTGCGGTTGCACATGGGCGCAGCCTTGAAGGAGCGCGACGAGATGGCGAATCCGGTCGCATTCCTGAAGAGCCTCCAGGAAGCCGAGGCGTTATTGGCTGTGCAGACCGGGCTTCAGCCCGGCTATGCGCCCAAGTGACGGCGCAGGGGGAAGGGGGGTGAATGCTGGAGCTGTGGTGAGCCCAGACCAGCCAAAGCCCGTTGGAAGCGCAGGATGTGCCCTGCGTGTACAACTTCCCTTGCGTCACGTGGTTGTGTTTGTCTTCGCGGCGAGCATGTGAGAGAGGGCTATGCGCCATCTGGCGGTCATTGCGGGGCCGTTGAGGTGCACGCTGGTTGCCTCCCGCCGCCTGAAAAGAAATTCAAGGGCTTCCGTGATTTGTCGGGGCCCAAGGGCCAACATCGCCTTGTCGTCACCTACGGTGGCGAAGTCAAGAAGGTCGAGCCAGCTGAGATTGCTGAGTTTTTGAAGGTGGAGGCTAAGGGTCGTTCACGCTGTTTACTCGTCGGGCCATGTGTAGCCGGAGTGACCCCTTTCGTGTCGGCCAATAACCTCTACAATGCCTGCAAGGCGGTGCTCGGACGTGTGTTCCGCAAGCCCGCCCATGAGGCGCAGCGGTCCTCGTGGGCCGTGCTCCGCAGGTTCGACGACTTCTTGCTCAACGGGCTTCTTTCTGATGTGGTCCATCAACAGACCGAAGACGAATGGATTCTCGGATGCCCCGCCAGGAGGATCAAGGCCTTCCTCAGGGCCAAGATATTGCTTCATGAGAAGCATTGGGACGATGACTGGAAGTGGTTCTCGTCCTTTATAAAAGGGGAAAAATTGTTCGGAGAATCCCAGGGGGAAGATCGTTTGGAGGAGCTTGAGGCCCTCATGGATCGGCTGATTCAGGCCCCCAATGATTGTACGCACTTAATTGCTGGTCCGTTGTTACGGCCCCTAACCAAGTTGCTCAAGAAGCGATGGGACCGCACCAGCTTTATTTTCTACGCTGCAGTCAGCGTGGAGGAGTTGAACCTTTGGTTCAACCAGCATTATCGCCCTGGCTTTGTCGGGGTTATGTGCGATTATTCGATGTTTGACAACTCCCACTCTGTGTATTCGTGGGAGTGGGTCGAGTCCATTTATAGGAGGATGGGGCTGTTTGACATGGACGACCGCTTTGAGCGTGTCATGGATGCATGGAGGACTCCGTGTGGTCGCATGACGGGCATGGGCTGGGTGCTGGTCTACCGGGCGTTCATTATGAATGCGTCCGGTAGGGATGATACCGCCTTGGCCAATGCCCTTTTAAACGGAGCGGTTATGTTCTTGTGTCTGGTCGCGGCTCTCAGTGATAAATGCGTCGAGGTCCTCACTCTCCGTGACCTGTTATGGGGAATGGAGAATGTGGCCTTGTCTGTTTGCGGGGATGATTCACTCGCATTGATTTCGCATTTGCCATGTGCCTCCGACGCTTTCAGCGTCCGCTTGTCTGGACTTTTGGCCGGTTTCGGTTTTGATGCCGGGGCTGACAAGATGAAGGTCTCGGACAACCCCTTTGACATGGTCTACTTGGCTATGCGGCCACACCCCTTTGAGGGGAGGTGGTTCTTCGCCAAGACTATTGGCCGTGCCCTCTGGAAATTGGGATGGCGGATGGACTATGAGTCCGGGGACCAAGAGGCCTGGATGGCTGGAAATATGTATCAAGTTGTCCAGTCCCAGGCCATTGTCCCAGTGTTGAGCGATATTGCTGAGGCTTACTTATTTTACCACGGCAATCGTACTCGACGCCGCTGTGAACCTGATCCCAATCGTCCGTGGGAATGGGGGACAACCACACCTCCCTATAACGCTGAGGTTCTGCGCTATATAGCAGACGGATATGGTGTGTTTGTGTCGGAGCTGTTGGACTGCATCAATTACCTTCGGCGCGTTGATCGCTTCCCCTGTGTTATTGACCACCCTGTCATAACCAGGATGGTGTGCTACGATGAGATGTGACACCCATTCACCAGGCCTGACTCAAAATTTCAATGGCGCAATCGATGACTTTGTCTCAAGTGCGTCCCTCGCATCCAATTCGCTCTTTGGAGTTATTGGCAAAATGCCTGGCTTTGCCGGCTGAGCACACTCCGCAGCGTTTTCCTTCTTTTCCCGCATTGGAGCGTACGGCTCTGATGGGGTTTACACAGCCTGCCGACCTCCCATTGCCAATCGGGGAGACCAAGGTCATGTTGTGTAGGCAGGCAGCTTTTCCGGCTTGGGCAGACCAGGTTCGTACGGTCGCTGAGGCTTACACCGTTCAATATTCTGTCGCGGATCCCCAGACTTCTTATCCGGTGTCGACGCGCGATGCGCCCGTTCTCCCGAACCCCTCTTATTACAATGTGGGTAATCGGCCGACGGCCCTCGCCCTCACGCCATCGATCTCCGGGAATACGATCGTTACTCCTTACCCCATTATGGGTCTGGATTCCGCGACGGGCCCAATGCCTTACGTCTACGTTCCGAACAACTATGTCGTAGCCTTCTACGTCACCTTTGGCCTGACTAATACCAATGCGGGTCAGGTCAATGTTGAGTACGAGTGGTGGGATATGCCCGGGCAGGTGACCAATGCAAAGACTGGGGTCACCGTCACTGCTAATACGCAGGGTGGCATATCTTCGGGTGTGACATTCACCGGTGGCGCTTGGGTTCGTCCCACAAACATCGACTTTTCTTTTGCCGGGGCTTTCCCCGTTGGCAACATGAATATTCAGGTTGGTGTTGTCGTCACCAATGGTGCTGTCACTTACACACCCTCGGCTTCCAACGCCGGCAATCTTGCCGTTAGTGGTTCTCCAGCCACTGAGTCGTTTCTGCCGCTGGTCTATGCTTCCGAGATCAGCAACTCCACATTGCCCTGGAATTCCACACGTTTGACAGCCGTGGGAGGCTTGTTTACCAACGTCACTCAGGTACTGAACAAGGGAGGCACGATTATGGCCGGGCGCCTCAATCCTGCCACAATCAACCCGTTCAGTGCCTCGAAGGCGTCCATCAGCAACTTGCACCCATCTGAGAAGGCCTTCCTGGCACTCGAGACAGGGCTTTATACCTACTGCCCTCCGAGTACCGATCTGGCCGATTTCTATGATTATACTGCTGTCACTACCAATGCAGGGCTTTACAACACTGGCAATGCTATTCCACTTTACAGATTGGATAATTCATCGCTTGTCAATGTTGCTTTTATTAACCCTGGGGCCAATGCTGGTGCTTTGGCGGCCAATATCTCTTGGCATATTGAATTTCGCACCACCTCGGCCCTTTTCCAAATTGGCATGTCCCCTCTCACCTTGGAGAGTTTGCACCAGGCCCAATTGGCCTTGAGTCAGGTGGGGTTTTTCTTTGATAACCCTGATCATTCATTGATCATCACCAGCGTTTTGCGGGCATTAAAACTTTATTTGCCTGCTGTCACCGCTGCTGTCACCTCTGGTCTTGGCATGCTTCAGAAGCGTACCAAGGCTGCAAACAAGAAGAAGAAGAGGAGGAACGCCAGTCAACCACCCCAGAGGGTCGCTGTGCCAAAACGAAACCCACAGATAGTGCCTGCCACATCGGCACGCGCTAGTGGTATTACACGACCCAAAATGAGGGGAGGGCTTGACATGTACCTGTCGCGAAAACGCTAAACTAACCTTGCTAAGGCGTTAAGGCCGAAGCAGCACTGTTTGTCAGTTTCCGAGTCGGCTAGGAAGCTGATGACGTGGGTGGCCTCCACAGAAATGGGCACTCAGACGTCACCTCATCGCACTTTTCCTCCTCCCCAGGGAGGCAGCGCACATCTGCCTAGACACCCCTGGTCTACCACAAAATTCTCCCGCACTAACCGTCAAAACGGACCTAACCACCTACCCCTCTGTGTCTGAGGGGGGGCCTGCAGCCCATCATTAATTATGATGGTCGGGAATTGGGGTTCCCGCAGGTTGCGACCAACTGGCTTCGGCTGGGCTCTTCGAG